TATAGTCTTATGTCTGCTTCTATTTCATCGCCATGGCTAGCCCAGCCGGGCGCTGTCGTTCTTGCAAACAATTCTATCTTTGTTTGGTCCGGAAACATCTGTTCAATTCTACTTCTAACTTCTTCCGGTTTAGCGCTGTGTTTGCCTCTCATGGTAGAAACCATTTGTCTTATGTTTCGCGCACCACGTGGCTTTGGAATTTTGCCGCGCTTTCCAATCAAGCACAATTCGCATTGACTCATAGTATAGAAGCCGGGATTGACCCTTTGTTTATCCCAGACAAAACCTACTGTAGCCCACGAAAAGCCCCACGACTTCATCAAATCAATAGCCTGATCGAGATGCGGACTACTTGTCCACATAAACAAAAGACAGTCATCGTCGCACAGAGAAGGGACATCAAGCTTCTTCAAATCTGACAATTTCATACAACCATAATGTCGCTGTGCGCCACCGGTATCCTGGTTGCCTTTGCCGTTATGTTGAAGTTGGCCCTTGTAGTCCCAAGGTGGATCTGCATAGATAATTTGATATTTTTCGCTCACAAACTCACCTTGAGGTTTTAGTTTTCTGTTGGTTAAAATATGAGGCACCTGATAACCCTGTGCCTCCCTGTGGGATAACAAATCTAAATTACTTGCCTGCCATTAGTTCATTGTATGCTCGATCGACTTCGCTTTCGTTTTTTCCGCTAGCGGGACCGTACTTGGCAGTCTCAGATGAACGCTCTTCGGCGGTTTTATCGCCAGCCAATTGTTCATCGAGAATTGCGTCAATCTGCGAGGAAGTAAGACGCTCGAAAAGAGAGTCTAAATCCGGCATGCGATCTAGGAGGGCAGGGATCGCTTGCTCGTCCTCCAGCAGAGCCGATGTATTACGACGCATTTTTAGATTTGTTTGAGGATACGCACCGGGCTTTGTGGGCTTCGTGTAAGTCAGCGCGATATCTGTGCCCTCGTTGATATCGGTGATGTCTCCATAGTCTGGATCTAGAATATAGCCGAGAAGAAGCTCATATGCCTTCTTACCATATCCATAAACCTTGACTCCTTCGTCTTCCCTGCCACGAACCACGACAGGACTGAAGAAGCGAGAACGAACAAACAATGACTTTGCAAGATTCTTGCTCTCTTCGTCGTTGTTTTGTGTGCCTTCTCGCCATAATGAAGAAGCAAACTCACAAATTGGGCATTGTTCGCCAAAATTGCGCTTCGGACAGACGATACCGCCACGATGATCTCCGACGTTGTAATGAAAGTGCACCTCTTTCAACGGATCGCCATCTGAAGTAGGCACGATACGAATATCAGTATCTCCTTCTTCTGGACGAAACCAGACAGATGTCCGATCATTGCCTGTGTTCTCCCCTCGCAATGCAGCGAGTTTCTTCTTCATTAGTTCCATATTGATTCCCATAATTAATCTCCTTTATATGATGTTTATGAGTTAGTTCAACAAGCGTTCCTTGTTGCTCTATTGTAAAACACTCAACGTAGCATGTCAAGTATTATTTTGGATTGCATTGGTGTGGCTAATGCAAAAGCCAAAGTCTTGTTCTAGTGATGTCTCATATATAGCATATGAGATTTTCCGAAAAGCATTTCTCGGCTTTTCTTTCAAAATATTTACCAACTTCTTGTGAAGTCCTCCTTCTTCTCTCATTCGTTTTTCGTTTATACACATATAATAACACAACTCTCTATCGATGTCAAGCGGAAAGCACCACTTTTCTTCAAGAGTTTTCATATTCAATATTGCAACCGATCTAATGCGATTAATTGCACCTGGTTTGGATATTTGGCCGATTTCTGGTTCTGTGTGTTCGAAAAAGTTCAAATAATGCATCGTTGAAAAGATCGAGGTATTCAAAGTGTCATAATAATCCTTAACTGGAACATTTTTTAAAATGTTTTCAAGTTCTAAATTCGAAAACAAAGTAATAGAATTCAAAAGGCCAGAACGAGCATACTCCTGTAGAATGCCAAAAACTGCTCGCTCCACAAGACGAGGAACGCCTGTGAGCAAGTCTATATCTGGCTTAATATAAAATACATCGATCTTTTTATCTTTTATTTGTTCCAAAATCCCAAGAGCATAGTTTGAACTATAGGACGCGCCCATGATGATAAACTGAACATGATCATCCATGCCTTTGAAGAATTGTTTAACATTTGGAATATTCGTCTCGTACTCTTCTGGTGTTTCAAACTTTTTCAGCTTAAGCTTTTGTTTAGAAGAGCGCTGAAATTTGCTATTCATCAAATATATGTTGTAATTTGACGATGCATCGCTGAACTTGTCAGCGATCGCAGAAGCGGCATTTCCTAAACCAACAATAGAAATCATACTTTAAAGTCTTCCAGGTCCAAATAATTCTTTCCTACTTTAAGATTAACTAAGTAGCTTCCAAGTTGATTATTTGAGAATACTTCTTTAATCTCAGAAATCAAATCACGTTCATCGTGCGAAATATCAAGCACAACCTCATCATGAACGATATGAGAAATAAATGACTTTTTATTGGTCAGCAATTCGTCTATTTGAACTGCTTTTTCCAGTACCAAATCTGCAGTTGTACTCTGGATAAGATAGTTCAATGCCTTCTTGTCTTCAACGATCATTTGGCGACCGTAAGGGGTTGTAATTACTCCATTTTCGTAATACTTTTGAAGTGCTTTATCTCGGTCATATTCAGGGCTTTGAAGCTCATTAGAAGCAGGATTGTACAGCCAAGCAAAAAATGTTGTTTTCGCTTCTGACCTATTCATTGTTCTGTTTCGAAAGATTGTCTTTCTATTCCAATCGTGGATATCTTCTTGCGGCTGGGGCTGACCACACAACGCCAAGAAAGTTCTCACCTCGGCGCCATTGTAGTCCAAAGACACAAACAAGTCGTTTCGTGGCTTAACAATTGATCGCATCTCTTTCATCATCGTAAGGACCGGGAAAGAGCTTGGTTGAGTAGTTAATCTACCTGTGACTGTGCCAAATATATTATAATCAATATAGTGGTTACCGTTAAGCAAGTCTTTGACTTTCGCACGAGCAAAAGAACTATAAAATAATGATTTGCAATTGGAGTTGTTGATGTTCAAATCTTGATATTTGATTTTATGCAATAGTTTCGCTAACTTATCCAAATGATCATAATTAGCTGGCTTCTGGAAGTTGTCAAAAACATGCTTTGTTATTTGATTCCTTGCATCACAGAACTCCAACAAAAAGCCCGGCGGAACTAAATCAAAAAAACAATGCTCTCGCAGGTCTATCTTGCCAATACGAAAAGATTGTAAATATGCGGCAAATCGTCGTTGAAGGCGCTTAAAGTTCTCCAGAAACTCTGGTGGGCATGCTTCTTCTAGTGACAACCCTGAGCACAAAAGAGAAGCATACTCTACATTTGGATCTGTAATGGAGCCAGAGTATTTCCAAGTTTTTGTTAGCCCAGCAGGAACATCGTCAAAATGTAATCTACCATCAGCATAGATACCTACGCACTCCGACTTATCGTCCAGTGTTTGAAATATCAAGGCTCCTCCGTAGTACGTCTTGATTGTTGTTGTTTCTTAATATAACTCAAAGAGCCGGAATAGTCAAACGTTTTGTTTAAAATTCTTTCAAATTTATTCAATGCCACAGATATACCCTCAGAATAATATAATTTCACTGTGTCGTCAATCAAAATATCTATTTCATATTTTTCGAAATGCGACTCATCTTCCAGAAATCTGATTTGACAATATAAATTCAAGAAATACGACTCTGAATATCTTTGATCAAATTGTTCTTTTGTATATTTTTCCGGAATAACAGTTTTTGATACTGTTTTGCCCTCACATTCTTTTGTCGCTATAAAGTTTTCTAATCTAACTTTATTATACAACGATAAGAGATAATATTTAAACTTTTTAAAATATGATCGATGGACAGTGCTATAACCTCTTGATAACACTCTATTTGTCGTATTCATTCCATATACTGATGCATACTCCAACATCGGAACAGAAGCAATATCCGCGACCAGACGCCATGGAATATTCCTATCTACCATGAAGCCATAAGAGTTACATGCATTGACATAAAATCCCCAATTCTTACTTCTTAAAAACTGTTCGACCTTTTGGGCATCATTAAAAACATCAATATTAGCAACCTCTATTGCCAGCCCCGATGACACCAACGGACAATACTTACTTTTCGTAAATGCTGTTTTTGTAAAGGGAAACCTTTTTACGCTCTTTTTCATCAAAAACATGAACTCTTTTATGAATTCATCAAAATTTGAAACATGAATATTGCTGCGAAGAAATTCAGATTTGATTGATTCAAAATACGTCTTAAGGTGCGCCTCATAGAGAGCTTCAGGGTCCTGATATGCCTTATGTACCTTAAGGTTACTTAAGAAGGTATCATCTTTTGAGATCTTACCAGCAAGAGCACATTTCTGAAACTGAGTAGCTAGCGCTTCAAAGGCATCTACCACAAAAGCAGCAGCAGAAGTGGGAGTTTCAGGGGAAACAGAAGATAGAAACTCTTTTCTAAATGAGGTATATTTAATTGGTACGAAAAGTCGATTAGTTCTACCATAAAAGAACTTCTCTCCAAAGTTAAAATCCACGATATTGGCAAACTTCATCGATTCAGAGACCATCTTGCCTTTAAAAATTGTTCGTTTTCGAAATAGCTCAATAGATGATTCATTGTTTTTCTCAGCGTAATATAAAGACATCTTAATCTCCCGTTCCTAACAACTTGCCCAAGAAACTAGTATCATCCATTGCTTCTTCTCTGGCGCCCCGGTCTCCGCATGTTTGTTCTACTTTTGCTTTATCTTTTTCTGATGGCGTTAATTTACCTTTGGCCCCAATGGAGGCTACCCATTTTGCTTGTATCCTAGTGTTAGCTTGGCCTTCACCTAAAGTATGTTCCGAACGAACTACCATGCAGTAACCACCAATGCCATATTGCGTTAAGTCCATGATTCCTTTATCTGCGGTTGAATTTGGAGCAAAGCCCTTTGGATCTACAAAAATATACGTCCCAGGGAACGCCTTTACATTGGAATATGTCTCTATATTAACGTCATAAACTTCTCTTAATTGCTCTAATCCGTCATATCCTTCTTGTTCAAATCTTGTCTCTTTAAGAAATTTCGCATCCGTTTTGGATAATTCTATTGTCTTTACAATGCCGCTATCTTTCCCAAGCAAATAGTGAAACACTCCACGTTCCTCGTCTTCCGATCGACGACCCTTCATTAGTTCTGCTGGTTGTGTTCTTGCGGCAAAAAACACAAAATAATTGATATCACGAGACACTCCATTTTCTACTCCAGGGTTTCCACCTGGGACTCCTCTAAATCCTGAAATATTCAAAAGAGGCATTGGGGCATCTTTTATTATAATCCTTGAACCGCCTTGATCTTTAATCAAGTCTGTAATTTCATCATATTGCGATGTACCGCCGTTTGATTTATTCCGATAAGAAGTGATCACTGCTTGATTTAACCTAGTTGATTGTTTAAGTTGCCTGTTGAAACAAGTCTCATTATTAAGAAAATCTTTAAGTATAGTATTAAAGAAATCATTTAAAAACTTACTTAATGGATAAATCTGTTCTTCGTTCTTTAGTACTTTTTTCGATAACCAAGAAATGAAAAAGCGAACCGAAATAGGTACATCTCCAAAACAAACAAAAGTGCTTTTGCCTTCCTTGGCAGGATTAACTATTTCCACTGGACCTAATAATATTCGCAACTTCTTAAAATTTAAATAGAGTTTTTGATATCTCTTTTTTTCTGCCTCGACGTGTTCCAAGCTTACTCTCTTGCTCTTCAATAAAACTTGCACACCGTTGCCCACGTCGCCGATGTTTGGCGATTCACCGGTGTCGGCATCTATACTATCAGGCATGCTTTGCAATGTCTGGTCGATTCCTTTTAAAATAACATCAATTAAATCACTAACATAAAAAAACGACAATTGATCATACTTGGGGTTCGCTGAAGCCGTCGCGAAGATCTTCTCGTTGCCCTCGGCGCTGTTCTGGTATGCTTTTTCGAGATCTTGCGCTAGCGAAAGCGCCAATGATTGATCGGTTGATATCGTACTAGTATCTATCGCGGGCTTTGTGGCATATGGACCAAGGCCCTTAAATTCTTTTATAGACTCATGAGAGAGATTGATAAAATTAACCTTTTTATTTACCAACAAGCCTTTCATTATAGACCGCAAGTTTTGCTCAAGTTCCAACTTAAAAGAATCATCTT